ACAACTGGGGATTGTACTCCAGTAGATAAAGTTTCTGTTACTCTATAATCAACATACATTGTAGTATAATCTTCTGTTGCATCTAAATCATTTGGGTATACTCCATTAAATGCTGCTGGTATGTAGTCTTTTATAAGCTCTGCTATTTCAAAGTTTACTTTTTCGTTTATAGCTGTTGAGGTTAATGTGTATTGTGGACTTCCTAGCCAAGTTGTTTCTGCTGCTCCTACATATATTCTTATCTCAAGCTTTGCGCTTACCAAGTTAGTAGTTGATAGGTTTACGAAGTAAGGACTTCTTACGTTAATTTTACTCATTGTTTAATTTTTTGTGATGTCTTGATTTTGATCTTCTTGTATTACTGTATTTATATATATATCAAACTCTTTTAATATTTCTTCTGGTAAATTATTATAAGCTTTTAAAAAAGGATTAGTAAAGAATAGAGTAGGAGAAATACCTTGTGCAAATATTCTATTCTGTAACCAATACGCTACGCTAGTATAACTAGCAACACTACCATTTTTTCTTTTTAACTTAATATTATTTTTTTCTGCCCAAGTCATTAAACTTTGCATTGGTGGTCTTTTAGATTTATAAGAAAACCTTTCTGCTATACCATCAGCTCCTGTAAATACTGATCTAGTATCTCTACCTTTTTGTTTTCCTTTAGACTTTTTTGTATTTGCTAGGCTAGGGTCTGAACCATAAACACCAGCATCTAAAAACATACCATATTCCTCCATCCAAAATTCCAAATCATAACCATCCTTTCTGTCTATAACCCTAGACTTCAAGCTGTTTAAAAGATTACCACTTGTATTATTCTTTTCTCTTTTTAAGTTATCTCTTGCACCTCTTACAGTTTCTCTTCCTAATAATTGTAAAGCTCTTTGTAAATCCTTTAGCATATAGTCATTTCATTAGGAACTAACACATTAAAAGTAGTTGTAACACCAGCAAGTTTATTTTCAAAACGATCAACAAAAAACTCTATCTGTGGATCGCCTTCTAGTTGGTATTTTTCAACATATAAATCTCCTCTAAGTAATAGCTCTAAAAGTCTATTGGCTACTGCCATTTGTGTATTAAGTACATCTTGTTCATTGCTAGTACCTCTAAAATCTGCTGGTATGCCTTCTGGAAACTCTTTGCTTTCATCTACTATATCCATGCATAATACGGATACTGAAAAGTTCCAGACATTGCCTTGCATTGTAGCTCCTGAAATCATTACATGAGATAATGGAAATATAGTTTGCTTATTTAAATCTACTTCAAATAAATCGCCATAAGTAACTGTATTAACAAAAGCATCTAATTGTAGTGTTTCTCTTATTTTGTTAGATAGGTTATAAAATCCTTGCATATTATTTCATTTTGTTTTTAATCATTCTATTTTCTAATTCTGTTTTTTCTTTTACAAAGGATAAATACATTAAGCATTGATGTAAGGGAAGCTCTGTAACTTCTTTAAATTTTGTAATGCTTCCTTGACTAAGGCAGTATAATTCGCTGTAAGCTCCCCATTTTTTATTGAATCCACTTTGTGCTGAGGTAGACTCTCCAGTTGTTCCTTCAAATAATTCGGAATATAATTCAACAATTCGTTGGTTAAATTGTAAAAAAAAACCATAGCACCCATTACAACATTAAGTGGCATATCTTTCATAACCTCACTATAGACATGGCTACCCTCATAATCTTCAATTATATATTGAGAGCCAAACTTCTTTTTAATTGGTCTAAACATTACAGCCATAGCTTTATGCATATTCCCCCAATCATTTATGTAACTAGTGATGTCTTTATTTTCTCCGTAAGTAATATCATCTAGCTTTGGAATAAATCCGTATGTAGTGCCATATATACTAAACTCAGGAACAAACTTATGTTCTATGTCAAATATTTCTTTTAAGCCTTCTGTTATCTTATCTACCTCTATTGATTTTATTTTAGAAAGCTCATAATCAGATTTAGATAATAAACATTTTAACAGATCATCATTGCTAGGATTTTCTATTAAACAATATTTTTGATAATCTTTTAATTTAATAAATTTAAGAGATGATGGAGTTATCATATAAAGCTTTTAGTATAAACACAAAAAGAGCCATGTTGTATAACACAGCTCTTTTAAAGCAATAACAGCCCTCAACCATCCAAGATTAATGACACTGTTACCTAAGTACATAAACAAAAGCTTTTATCTATGCACTATATTAAATCGTAATCTCCATTCTTATAATCTTCATAATCTTCTTCAAACTTATCTCTTATAATATTCTTACCTTTTTTTAAAGTATGAAATATATTGACAGAGCTAATGTTAGTTTCTTTAGCCATACCTCTGATGCTTAATGGAGTGTCTCTATATACTTCAAATATCTTTTTATCGTACCAATGCCATGTATCTATTTCCTGATCTATCTTATTACATATCTTTCCATAGGCATACTCTTTAATTATATCTTCAGACTTGTAAAGTATTTCATCTACATTTTCTTTAAGGTTTCTATAATTACCTGTATGATTGCTTACATCACAAAACCAAGTTTTATCTGTTATATCATACAAAGTATTAATATCTACTTTGCGTATTTTATTGGCTTGTTTAATGTAGTTTATAAATATCGATCTTAGAATAAAAAACATATAACCTTTGCTAATTTTACCTTTTTTAAACATTCTATTTTGATAGTTATATTTATCTATCTTAATATATGCTTCTTGAACTATATCCTCACTATATAATCCTCCTCCTAAAGCTTGAACCATAGCTACCCACTCTTTATGATATTGGTATATTTTATTAATTAAATTCATATCATTTTAATAAATATTGGAGCAAAGTCTTTTATTGTACTTATCTCTTTTATGTATTCATCTAAATAGATCATAGAGTTATCAAAGTCTAATTGAGTTTCTTCATCTCCAATCTTTAGTAGTATGTTAATGCATTCCCAATAGTTGTAGACTACCTTTTTAGGAAAGCATGTAGTAATACCAATTATAGCATCATCAAAGCCTTCAGCTAAAACCAGAGTTTCATCTTCGCTTAAATATTTTCTTTCATATAGATTAGAAAGGATTTTAAAATCATCATCCTTCTTTGCCATCTTCCTTAAAATTTTTAGTTGCTTTAGTTAAGAACTCATCAATAGCATCTACCCTTAGAGATAGTTTTTCTATAGCTACAAATAGTTGAGCAGATACGTTTTCAAGTATTGCAAATCTTTCTTTAGTAGTGTGTTTCTTTTTATGACTCATACTATAAGTACGAGATATTTAAAAAGCGTGGTCGTGAAGTTTAATAAATGTGATACTGACCTTGATTAGGATTCTGAAGTTGGTATGATACAGCATACCTTAAAGCATCTATTAAGTGATTGAATTTATCTATTGGAGTTTTAGATTTCTTTTCAAGCCAACAGTAGTTGTTTAGTTCTTTAACTAGGTTTAAGCTTTCAGGATCAATCACTAAATCAAAGTCTTGTAATAGACTTATTCCAAAAGTTATAGAGCCTTGACCTTTAATAGCTGGAACTATGTTACAATCTCTTGACAGTTCGCTTATAAGTCGTGGTTCAGCTGAATCAGCTACTATTAAATTATCTTGTGCAAACCTTTGGTTTAGGTGTGCTATTTGTGAAGTGGTTAAATGAGTTTCATAGAAACACTCTTGAACATATATAATTTTATTTTTTTTATCTATGCTAGTTTTTAAAAGCGTTGAAGCATCTGTGGAAAATCCAAAATCTTGACCAGCTACAATAGTGCCTACTTCTTTAAACTCTCCTAGTTTCCAATTAGTAAATATCACACCTTCAGCTTTGTCTAGCCATCCTCCTAACATTTGATGCTTATATTTTTCTGGTCTGTGCTTTTTAATTTCTGCTATTCTATTTAAATAACTTTGAGAGAGGTTTTCTAAATTGTCTTTATAAGTTGTATGCACATAGCAGACATCGTTAGTTTTAACATTGATACCAGCTTGTATTCCTTTGCTTTCAAAAAACCTTTCATATATCCAATGCTCTTTAGTAGTTGGGTTTAGTATAAGTATTATTCTATTATCTCTTCCTTTTTGTCTTACCGATAAATCTATCTTATCAAATATATCTTCATCTACTAATTCCTCTGCTTCATCCATTACCCATGTTGTAATGCCTTGTAATGATTTAAGATTTGCTGTTTGATCTCCTGATGATGTTTTGATTCCTCTAAATAATATCTTGCTTCCTGTGGCTTTATTTACAATCTCATCTTTAGTTGTATAAAAGTTATTTTCATAACCAAGCATCTCAATCTTCTCTTTGAATTCTGGAATGATAGAAATGTTAGCTGATCTTAAAGTATATCTAGTAAATAATACATTATGCCCTGACTCTGTCATTATTAAAAGCAGTAGGCTAGTAGCTACTCCAAATGATTTACCAGAACCTCTACCTCCAGTAAATATAAAATACCTAGTATCTACTTCATCCCAAATTAAGAACTTGTCATTAATCATTTTTCTTAATAGCAGTTATTAAGTCTTTGAAGTTGATTCCTATTCCTTCGCCTGTTGTATTTAAATCCATAGTATCTTTTGGCTTCCCTCTACGATAACTTAGATATAGTTGTACAGCTCTTAAATCTCCATCTTTAATAAGTTGTTTAAGAACTTGCAATACTTCATCCTCATCTATTATTCTATCTAATCTTTCTATTAGTTTTTGCTCTGAAGCTTTAGACTTTCTACCAGCTCCATCTCTTTTACCTCCTCTATTTTCTATTTTCATATTTTTATTAGTTTTGAAAAACTTTGATTAATCAAACATTAAATGCTTGTAAATCTTCTTTTAGCTTCCCATTGTATTTTTTTAGTCTTGCTAGTCATTGACCTTTTAGAAACTAACTTATTGTAGTTTTCTCTTAAAGAGTTTATTTGTTGTTCGTTTTTCATTATGTTATTTTTCTATACTATTAAAGTATTGTCTAGCTCTTTCTAATGTTGGAACAGTTATTATATATCTTTCGTTTTTATATATTTTCCAATCATAATTAAATGGTCTGTATTTTATTGTTTGATCTACCTTTTGAATTATATAATCTTCATATTGATATACTCCAGAATATATTTTTTCTAATAGAATATTATCTGTTTTAGGCTGTGGGTTATATAACTCATTTTCTAATTTTAATATAGCTTCTTCTTTATTCATTAGTTTATTTTTAAATGTTCGTTAGGTAATGGTACATAGACATTAAACCACTCTTTTAAGAACTCTATGCATTTAAAATGATATTGCTCTTGCTCAATGGTAGAATTGTCTGTGCTTGATTTAGGTATCTTAATTACTTCTCCAGTATCATAATGAGTTACCTCCTCGTATAGAAACATAGTCTTATAAAAGTCGTGAGTCTTATGAGCATCCCATATCTCTCCCCACTCATCACTAACTGCATTTATAGTAAGTGGTATTATAACACCGAAGTAGTAAGAGTTCTGCGGATGGCTTCTAAGCTTCTTTCTTTGCTTAACTACTATCTCTATCTCTTTACCTTCAAAGTGTTTAATAGCATTGTTTATTTTACCCTTGTTGTTTACTAGAGTTCCGTTATGTACTTTAGATGGAATAGTTATGCTATTCATTCTCGTATGTTTTTAGTACAGCTTTTAATTCATTTATTATACCTATAACACAAGAGGAGCAAGAGCTAAACTTTTGTTTCTTTCTAAAGACTCTATTGTAAATTGGTAATATTTTTCTTTGTTTATCTGCGTTTAGTATAGTATGCCCTCCAAATGTTTCAAGTTGTATTTTTTTTAAGTAATTATATTCTTCTTCCTTTAAACATTCAGGATTTTGTTTTCTTGGAAATAATTGATTTAGTTTCTCTTGTCTTTGTCGGCATCCACAATCATCGCCAAATGCCCAATGAACTAATTTCTTTATTCCAGTAGCTTTAGTAAATTTTTCTATTTGATCTCCTAAACCTCTAGGCTGTTTGTCTGAACTCATATACTTCTTTTTTTATTATTTGTTTACAATTTTTAATCTTTAATTGTACTGTCTTAGTTCCTTTGCTTAAAGCTTTAGATATTTTCCTAATGCTAGGTATTTCATACATATACAGCTTCATAATTTTCTTATCCTCTTCTGGCATTTTATTAATGCTGTCTTTAACTTTTAACACAATTACCTCTCGTTGTTTAGGAGAAACAGTAATTGGATCAACTACAGTTATGTTTCCAATAATCTTACTAGTTTTTATTCTAGCTTTTTTTACATCATCTAACATTAACCACCTTAGGGTTTTAAAAACATACTTTCTGTTTATTTGTTTTTTAGAATCATATATTTTAGAATCACAAAATGATTTACTCTCTAGTAATTTTACATATAGATTTTGTACAAAGTCTTCAGCATATTTAAACTGATGTTCACTCATGGAATATTTAGCAACGTAATTAACCCAGTAGGTGTGAAGTTTAGCAATGTCAGCAATAGCTTTGTTTTTATTCATAAGACAAGAGTGAGTTTAGCGTTTGGTTCAATTTCTTGAAGCAAAACATTGGTTAGTTTCCACTTTAAATTAAAGGTGCTAGTACGCATTCCTTTAACTTCTATTAGTTCTACGCTATCATCAGCATAGACTACTTTAAAATCTATATAGTAATTACAGATTTTAGTATTATTTACTTTGAGTTCTAATTTGTATTGGGGGATTATTTCTTTTATTTCTCCAGCTCGTTTTCTCCAATCTAATTTCTTGGCAAACTCGCATTCTTTTTTACTGTGGTAGACTCTACCATTGTAAGTTTGTTTAATTGCAGAATACTTGTTTTTCTTTTTAAACATTCACGATTGGTGTATTAACAACAATTGCCCATTTTTTACATTTCGTACATATTCCAGTTTTTTCATCATTAGTAATTACGTTCCATAGGATAGGAGCTTTACAACAATCAGATTGAACATTGTACTTTCTCTTCATTTATTACGAAGTTTTAGCTTAGGGATTCCCCAATGATTATATTCTATTATAAAATCCAGATCAAAACCACACGACTCACAAGTGTAGCTGTATGGTTTATTTGGCTCTTTACAAACAGAGCAGTATTTTATATCTTCCCTAGATAGATTCATTTTGTTTTATTTCTCTGTGGTTTCTGGAACTTTCATCTATTGCTATCTCAAATCGTTCTTCTAAATATTTTCTAAAAAAGGTTAAAACTTTATCAATACTTAATCTTTCGTAAAACTCGCCGTACTGCCCTGAAATTATCCTTTTGAATAGTAGGGTAAGCTCAGACATTTTAAGCATGTAAAACTCCTCACAAATGAGCTGAGAGGCTAACTTCATTTGCTCTTCACTCATTGGGTTTTTAAGATTTAGTATTTCGTTTAGATAAATTAGCCAGTATAATAGTAAACCCTCTGTAAAGTTTTTAGATTGCTCTCTTTGCAGTTTACCGATAGAGTGGGAGTCTTTAGCCATCGCATCGGAAACAGATTTAATCTGTGAAGCATATACCATACAATTAGTCGGAGCGTATTTTTTCATTAATGAATTCTTGGAAGTCTGTTGAATACTTTGATTTTGTATTGGTATTATTTTTTGTGCCATTGTTATTTTGTTTATCAGGAAAGATTCCTTTCCATCCGTTAGCCATTGAATTTTTAATGGATTGTATTGCATGATCTACATTATCCATTTCATTAGGTAGTTTAGATAATGCTGCTTGTTCGCTTTGAGTAGATTTAAATTTAAAATTAAACTCAGTATGTTTATAGATTTTAAACTGTTTCCAAATCTCAATAAATTCATCATTTTGATATGGATATACTATATCTTTATTTTCATTCTCTACCTTCATCTTCATCTTCATCTTCATAGAAGAGCTTTTTTTGGGTTTTGGTTGTTTAGTTGGTCTACCTCCTTTTCTGCCATTAAGTATTTGTTTTTCTACAAATAATCTTCTCTCTTCCGAAATTTTAAAAAGCCTTTCGTTAATCAGGTAATCTCCCTCATCCACAAACTTTTCCTTAACCAACTCTGGAACTTCTTCCCATTCTATTCCGAGAATAAACCCAAGCCTTTTTTTGGGTATTTTATTTTTGCTCCATTGTATAGAAAGTAGCGTAATATACATACCTCTTTCCTCCATTGTTAAATACATAACACCTGTTAAAAAGTCTTGTGGATAAAATTGAAAAGCTGGAGGATTATTATACATATACTACTTCGTTTACTTTGTTCTCGTTATAATATTTATCTGCTAAAACAGATATGTTTTTTCTCTGATCTATTGTCAAATCTTTCCATCGCATCATGACTATATCTCTATAATCAAAATTCTTTAATCCTAGAATATTATTAACTCTTAACCAACACGCTTCTAAATTTCTTCTAAGTATTGGATCAGATTTTAAAACAAACTCAAATGATCTAGTATGATGAAGCACAGTTGCATGATTAACTCCTACATGAAAACCTATATCATATAGAGTAAACAAATTAAGTTCTACTGCTATATGCATATATATTTTCTTTGAATCCATAACAGACCTCTTTCTGCTACCAGACCTTATTTCAACACCACAGATTTCATTAACTGCTGCTATTATATTATTCAAATCTCCATTCATAATATTTGATTTATACTGATTACAATTGACATTAGTATAAGACCTATAAAAGACCATACTAAAGCTTCTTCTTTTTCTTGTTCTTTATTTCTCATAATTAAAAGGGTAAGTCGGTTCTATCTGTTTCTATTGGTTCTGGGTTATTAGGTATCTCATCCATTTTCTCATTCCATTCTGGAGTCTGCTTCATTATATCCTGTAAGAATTGAGGAATGTTTTTATCCATCTTAGTCCAATCAAAATTCTCATTGTAATCAAATGTATAGCTAGGATTAACTTGAGCTGGGCATTCAATACCTTTAGGTAATCCAGAAATACCAGCTATGTTTGCATAAGTCTTTCCATTAGATGCAGAAGTATTATGAACAATTGTGATCATACATGGTTGCCCTAATAAAGTAGAAACATCAAAGTCATCAATCTCTTGTGGAGATAAAGCTTTTCCTCTCCAAGAGTTTATATGCTTCATTATTTTTGCAGTTTCATAAGGAACATGATTGTATTCTATGTTTACTGAATAAGGCTCTTCTCCTTTTTCAGGATTAAATACTGCTAACTCATTAGGTAATTCAAAGTAAACCCAAAGAGAATTTTTCTTTTTTGGTTCTCCTTGATATTCATAATCTCTCTCTCCAACATGAATCATTTTATAGCATCGAGCTATATGTGTTCCAGCTGGTGCTAAATACTTGTTGGTTGTTTGTTGTTGTTGTTCTACTTTTTTAAATTTAATTGCCATTGTTTTTGTTTTTGCTTGTTATTGTTTATTGTTATTCATATCCTAGATGCATCTGTATTTCAGACAAATCCATTTCGTTAATTTCAGCTCTAGTATAGTTAGTACTAGAAAGCATTATTTCAGTATAATATTCTCTGATCATATTAGTAGAATATCCAGATGAATACATAAAATGTACTAGTAAGTCCTATCAAAAAGGATAGGTTTTTAATAAACTCTATAGGTTCATCTGTAACTGATTGTATTATTTCTTTAATCATAATTTTATTTATTAGTAGTTTTATTTTTAAGAGATTTCTTTTGCATTTCTTGTAACTCTTTTATAAAATCTCCAAATATTAATTTTAGATTGTTTGTATATATTTTATTTTTTATTGACATTTTTATTATTTAAACATTTCACAACTCCAACAACTATTGTTGATGTCTTTTGGTAATCCACAAGTATTGCAGACTTCTCCTTTTTCTATGTATTCTTGATATTCCATTATACTATCGTAAAGCTTCTAGCTCCTCTAGGTGCTATATGTTTTGCTTTAAAGATTGCTTCCTTCTTGTTAGAAGCTTCTACAGTTATATGATTATAATCTGCAATTTCATTTCTATCGTAATACCAGTACTCTACTATATGCTTTTGCATTATTTTAAAAATTGTAATTGATTTATCGAGTAAGACTTTCCTACTCTAGTAGCTTTGATTTGCTTGTTATCAATCGCTTTTATTATTGTACGCTTGTCTTTGTTTAGAAGCTTTGCACACTCATTAACAGAGAGTTGTTTATTATAAAACAAAACTTCCTCTACAATGTTTCTGATATATTGCTTTTCTGAACTCATACTGCTACTAAATTTTGTTGTCTAATAGTTTGTTGTAGGATTTCAACAACTCTTGACTCGTGTTTTTCTGGAATACTGTAGTAAGATGAAAACCAGTTATTTCTAATTGAATTTGGTTTTACTTTAAATTCCTTTGACAATAGAAGTATAAAATCAAATTTATTTTCTATTTGGTTAAACAAATGTTTAATGTTCTCTTGCATTATGTTAGTTTTACTTGTTTTATTTTATTATCTTAAATGTGGTAAAATTATTGTTTTTTAACACTAATACCACAAGTACAATACAAATATAACATAAATAATAATAATAATAATAATTTTATTGCATTATTATTGTATTATTTTTAATTAACAGATATGAATTCAATACCAAATCGCATAGAATTAATCATTAAATACTATAATATGAGCTATAATTCGTTTGCAAAGTCTTTAGGATTGGCAAATGGTACTGGCATTAAAACAATGATTGATAAAAACAGAAACCCTCAAAATCAAACACTAAATAAAATTGTAAATACATATCCTGAAATTGACATGAATTGGCTAAGAACTGGAACTGGTCAAATGATTAGTAATCTACCAGAATCTTTGTCTGGTAACGATGATTTAACTGTAACTGCTAAACAAATAATTAATCAATTAGACATTAATAGTTTGCATTATACAGCGATGTTAGAAAAAAAAGTGATTGATGATAGAGATTATCATAACTCCATTACAGAGGTTAATAATAATAACCATGACAAAAATATTGCAAGTCTTTTAAAAGGTTATAAAAGTTTAGAAAATAGATTAGAAACTAAACTTCAAGAAGTTGAAGCTGAAGTAACTAAACAAATAATTGCTAAATTAGATCATGATAATATTAATTATAGAGAAATGCTCTCTAACAAATTAAAAGATGACAGGGATTATTATGATAATGAATCTAACCATGTAAAAAACATTTCTAATATTTTAGAAGGCTTTAAAACTTTAGAGATAAAGGTAGAAACTTATTCAAAAGCAGCATCAAATAAAGTTGTTGATCAAATGTCTAAGGCAATAGCTAAACAAAATGAATTATTATTAGAAGGATATGAAAAAATAACTTCTTTAGAAAATGACCTTGAAGATATTAAGACTTATATGGCTGCAAATTTTGAGCTAGATAAAATGAGTAAGAAAAAATCAAAGAAAATTAAACGATTAAACCCCAAAAAAAATAATATATAATTTTCACTAAACATTTCTATTAACAAAGGGCGATCCCCTAATATCAAAAATTATTTATGAAGCAGAATGTACATACAAAGTTAATCAAGGATGTTATGACCAACGAGATTGATTTTAGTAAAAAAGAAAAAAAAGTAATCTATAAAGATTATATAAGGGCGTTTAAATCAAACCTAATAAAAACATTCTTTGAAACTAGCAAAGAGTCTGAAATTCTTAAAAGAGCTAAGAATATAGAAAGAATTAGAAAATCTAAAACAAATCCTTAGTTAGCTCGGTAATTGCTTTGTTGTTTACCTTCTTGTACTTTTTTAAAGTGTTGCTATCTTTAATACCAGTAATTTCCATTATAATATGATCAGGGATATTTCCCTCACTAGCTAAAGTTATGTAAGTTCTTCTGGCTGTGTGCGAACCTATTTTTTCCCACTTCTCTTTGATTTCCTCTTTTTTGTGATTTCCTTTAGAGTGAGTAAATTTTATCTTATCATTAATCTCTAAGGCTTTGCATATCTGTTGTATGTGTACATTAAATTTCTGAGAGCTTATCTTAGGTAAGTTCCAATCATATTTGTCTAGTATAGCTTTTAGCTTGGTGTGTAATGGTATCTTAGATATAGAGCTGGTTTTTTTAGCTCTTTTATATAAGAGTCCGTTTCTAACATCTGCTTTATCAAACACAGAGTAATCACTCCAACGCTGACCAGAGTAAACACCTATTAAAAACAAATCTTTTGCCCTATCTTTTGCTCCAGATAATTCAGCATTTGCTATTAGTTCTACTTCTTCTCTAGTTAAAGCAACATCATCGGTTTCATGTTTCTTAATTCTTACCTCTGCAAAATCCATAGGAGGGGAGTACCCTTTTTTAATACACCAACGTAAGAAAGTTTTAATTACACTTATATATCTATTAAGAGTATTATCATATAAATCGTGCTTATCTCTAAGGTATATTATAAGATCGATAAAGAATTGTTCTTTTAAATCCGATAACTTGTATTGTCTTTTTTTATGTATTTGAAATACAACTAGTTTGTTTAATACAACTTTATATTTTTGGATAGTCTTATAAGCTACATCACTAACTTTAATTCTTTCATTTAAAAAAGCTTCAAAGTAATCTAAAGCATATACAAACTCTTCAGATTTATTAAATGCTAATTTTAAATCTCCTACAGTAAGTTCTTTACCAAATTTAAAGCGTAAATCTTCTATCTTTTTATTAATCTCATTTAGCTTAACGCTTATCTTTTGGGATTCAATTCCAAGACCTCCACGCTTTCTTATTGGAATTCTATTTTTTTTATCCCAATTATCAGGATTTATTTTTATATTTGTCGAAATTTGAAAATATTTCTTTTCTTTAGATAAATAATACTTTACTATAATTAAAGTGTTTTCTTTAGATTTAGGTTTTTTTAAATAAAACATAATTATAGTAGTAGAATGTTTAGTAGAATGTCTATTAGCTTTCAAATGTATGAAAAGCAAACATTTTAATACATAATTAAAGAAAAAAATAAAAGGTTTTCTTCGATACGTATGGTTAAGTCGAAGATAATGAAAAAAAACAAGTTCGAGTCCCCTACGGGCTACTAACAATTTTAAATCCTATCTGTTAAAGGTGGGGTTTTTTATTTTGGTAGAATGAATAGTAGAATCTTAGCCAATAGTTAGCTCTTTTTTGAGCCTAAATCCATTAGTTCATTAATACAAGTTTTACCTCCAAATACCACAGCACATCCAATCGCTGGTTTTTTTCCAGCCTTAGCATAAGCAAATGCATATTTTTCATGATCAATGCCACAGCCAACTTGTGAGCCAAATACTTTAAAGTTTTGACCAACATAATACTCCGTATAACATTGCGTATGTAGATGCCCTTGTACTGTTGACATCATATCAGCTCTACATTTAGTTCTAGCTGTTCCAGCTTCTCCATGTACATACTGTACATTATCTATGACCAATCTATCGTGCCATTTCCAATTAGGAGTGTTCAATACATCGTTATAACCTTTAATCCAAGCACTAGGAATACCACCAGAAAATGCTTTTCTTGAAGCCATTCTATCATGATTACCAATTAATATGTCTGCTTTTGGAAATGCTTTGTACCATCTTTCTAATCTTTTAATAGCAAAATTAAGTTCATGACCAGCAGAGTAACCATCTGGATCGTTTTCATGAAAAGAATATCCATGCGAGTCTAAACAATCTCCAATAAAAACCACTCTTGAACATAAATGCTTTTTATATATATTAACACAATGATCTAGGTATTCATCTAAGCAGAATGGCTCATGTAAATCTCCGATGACTAATACTCTTGTTTCTTTTTTAAATAGGTTGTTAAAGGCTACAAGTTTATTGCCTTTAAGTCTTGGTCTAAAGTCTTTCATATACTATAAGTAAGAGGAAAATGAAAAGTGTGGTTACTTTCTTGTTTTTTCGTAACTCCTTCCTCCGAAGTATGCTATATATACAACAGAGCAGAGTTGTTTAAGAGTTTCTATGTGTACCTCTTCAAATTGGAAATCTATAAAAGTAGAATCCAGAAATATAAAAAGGATTAAACTTATAGTCATAAAGATTAAAGCAAGTGGTCTTACATTTTTAGAAAGTTTATTGTCAGATTTCATATCACTTTCCCAGCGTTTAGAAATCTCTTGCATTTCTATCATGTCCATTTCTAAAAGTTTAAGTGCTTTTTCTTTATCCTCTACAGGCATTGGCTGTTTATCAATAAGATTTTTAACCATACCTAGTACTCCAGCATCTGGTAGAACACTTCCTAGAGTATCAACAATAGATGATCCATTAGAAGCTAAAAATTTTCCTACTTTAGTATCTTTAAATTTCTTAGCCATTATAATTTTTTTTGGTAATCCCATCTAGCTCTAGTTCCTCTAATATCGTAGTGTACAAAAGAATCATATAATCCTAAACCTCCTTGTAACATATCTCCATTTTCAATTAGCCTTTCTATTGTGTTGTAGACTTCTAAAGGCGACATGCCTTTTATAGCAATATCGCTTGCTTTTCCAAGCAAATGCTTTGAGTTTTTAACACCTCCAATGCTTTGGTTATAATCTTCTGATCTATATGCTGAATTAATATGAATTGGCTTTCCTAATTCATCTCTTAATGCTTGTAGTTGATTAGCAACTTTAACAATATTATGATATACATTTATTGGCATTTCACTTCCATCATTGCAATCAAATTCCTCTTTAGTAAAATTCTTTGTCATTTATTATATTTTAAAGTTAATGCCAGCTTTAATTACTTTTATTTCTCTATCCCAATATCTTTGCATAGTTATCTCACTAAATAGTCCTAGTTTCTTATTTAGTCTTACGCCAAATACTCCTCCATATTTATAATCTATCCAGTTGTCTTTACCTATAAAGTTTCCATAAGAATATCTCTTATCTCCTTTTTGTAGTTTGTGATGAGGTAATATGTTTCCGTAAGCGTGTACCCAGAAGTTTTTTCTGTAGTGATAGAAGTCTAAACCGATTACAGAAGATAAATCTGCAAAATCTCCTATCTGTGCTAATTGCTCTTTGTTGTATATGTTTACTAATCTACCATATATGTTATTTCTATAATCTAAATCAGAATTGCTTATTAATTCTCCATCATCATTATACCAGAAATAATCATAGCCAGTTTCTCCAGTCATTAAATTTTCATAACTATATAAAGCATCTGTATGGTTAAAGTAATCGTAAGATAAATTCCACCAAGCATTCTCCTCTAAATACTTTTGTATTGGGTTTACACCATAGGCTTTTTCGTATGTTCTATAAACACCACCAACGCTTAAAGATAGTTTCTTGCCTATTGGTATTCTAACTCTTAAATCTAATGATTTGTAGTCTATATCTACTAATTCGTTTTTATTAGCTTCTGCTTTAGCAATCCACCATTTAGATAAGTAACGAACAAATAGTTGTTTATTCTTAAACTCCATTGATTGTTGTCTTCCTTCTTGGTATTCAAATAAGTATTCTAGTCCTTTTACGTTTCCTATATTAGAGTTTAAAGAATTGTTTTGTTCTTCTCCATCATAGAATCTGTCTTTATCTTCATATCCAAAGTGAGCTAGTTTTCTAAAGCCAAATGTTTTTATTTCATCTGCTGGGTTTCTTTGTGTTGTTT